GTCAGGGCGAGAAAGTCCCCGAGCTGTCAACCGTTCTGAAGCGGTTGCACTCGCGGCGTTCCCCGTGCCGTCGGTCGGATTTCCGACGTTCGTGCAGGTTTCTAATAAAAGTAAATAGTACAAACATAAAAGAATACTAAAGAAAACATGTTAACAAATGTACATGATGCTTATAAAGATATTACAGGATCTTTATAAGTGCTATTATGAGGAAATCGGAAAAACCTCTTGGTTATTTATGGTTTGCCTCATGGGCATCCTTCGCGGACTTTACTGGTTTTCCTTCCAGCCTACAATAGGAGTAGGTTTTCGTGTGATGGTCCGATGCATAATCACACCCACTAACGCGTGGAACGGGTTATAAGTTACCAACTAACGCAGAACTTACGCAGATAGAGGCATAGGTGGTGCGGACGGTGGTATATACCGTCTAGGCCGTGGTTGTCTAGGCCTTTGTCGCGGTGCTTGTGGTGCGGATTGGGCCACTGGTGCAGCGCGACGTGGTTGGCGAGAACGCGAGTGTCTATCCGTGTTCAACCTTTGCATGTCGCGGTTCAAATTGCGCATGTCACGACGTTGAACAGGAGCGGAGCGCGCTCTGCTGCGTTGGCGTGGTGCCGGTGAGGCAGATTGTTGTTGCCGGCGGGCAGGTGCAGATGTTTTTGTTTTGGCTTTCTTGGTTTTATCACCTCCGACAAGTTCTTTGAGGAGTGATGAGCCGAGTGTTTTCAAGCCTGATGCTGCAATGGTGCCTAAAGTGCCCCAAAAGTTATAGCGCGCAGGGAAGGTGTCTTTCAGTTCATAGAAAGCATCCATTAATGCCTGCATCGCGGATAAATCAGGTTTTGGGGATAATCGCATCATGCCAGACCATGCGGATTTGTTTGCTGGTTGCACTTCTATACCCAGATATGTTTTAACTGAGAATAGTTCTGATGCGACTGTTAAATCGCCGGTTAATACGTTGTTGGGAACCATACCTTTAAAGTGTGTCCAAGACCATGTCCAATCATCACCCCATTCTGTGTCGCACAGTGGAACGAGTGCGGGAAGTAGGGTGCCAGTTGGTGCATTTTCAAAGAACGATACAACATGGGGAACGTTTACATTATCTATCCAATAGGTGTTACATTGGTAGAGTCCCTTAAGGTTTGGATAACCGCCGCCTGCTTTTGTGGTGTTAGCAACATACCATTTTGGCGAAACTGTGTTCATTCGCTGTACAGTAAATGTGCCTTCCATTGCTTTGCCTCCCATTGAACGTTGCGATGATTGCAATACTTGAGAGAGGGTCGGAACAAAGTCGCTGTTGAGTGTGTCCTCACCACTATTTCCAAAATTAATCAATTGGAACAGTGTGTTAGGATCTAGCTCAAGTGCGTCATTGTCTTTAAGCCCAAAAGTTTCCGCGAGATCAATGCGGATATGTTTTGGTAGCCGGAGCCAATGGGTTAGTTTATCGTCATACTCAGCGTGTGTGCGGGAAAGAATGTTTATTTTCTTAGCCGTGATCTGCGCGCGCATGTGACGCATAAACAAAGCAGGGTCCTTTTCAGCAAGCGTTAAAATGGTGCCAGTGAAGAGGACGGCGGGATTGAATTGGCAACTCGATACCATGCCAACATTGTTAAACATGGTGGCGTTCAAGCATATTGTAGTTGATCGATATGCTTGACGATACTTATTGGCATCGTAAAACCAATTGTCCCAGTCGTAAGTATCAACAATGCCTACGTTGGCAAGATCTTGATACCAGACGCCAGAAGTCACATCTTTAAAGAAGGTGATGTACTTCACGCGACCGCCATTGGGCACAAGAAATGCCCATTCAGATGGAAAAATGGCGGGGGGACGCACGCCGGTGACATAACCGCCTAAAGGTGGATTAGTTAGGTCGAAGCCAGTCCAATTAAGGAGGACTTGCGAGCGTGTGTCGTTTGTTGGGAGGCCTTCATAGTTGCCAACAGCCGATGGAGGATGTATGGTTTTAGCAACAAAGGCATGAGACGGTGATTTTGACGCCTCAGGAGCGGATTGAATCTCGCTGTTCGTCGACATTCCATTGAAGAGGTCGGAGTCAATTTGATTTACAGCTTGTTCAGCCATTTATAGGTAGAATGATGTAGTGTAATACTAGGTGTGAAATCGAGAGATGGAGCTAATTTAGCAAAGGAAAGCGCGTAGGTAGGGGAGCGCTGGATATTTTTGGGTATAATAGAAATTTACAATATTTACAATATATATACAAACAGTTTATGTTGTTAACTGCGTAGTACTGGTTTGCGTACTTGTGTGAGTTTAGACCAGTGTACATCGTCGATGTTACGACAAAAGTTGAAGAGATTTACTGCATTCATATGTGTGATTTTACCTTCATAATGGAGTGCAGTCATAGCGCAACCGAGATTCACTTGTTCTTGTGATTTAACTGTGGAACAACAGTTCTTAACGTTGACTTTCGCTTCTAAGAAATGTGTTTCATTACGATACACCGCACCTAAGAAGCGACATGATCTACGTACAACGTCAGGGAATAAACCAAGTTCTGTGATAAAATAACCGGCAAATTCACCTATATCTGTCATTGATGATTTGAGTTTATGACCAAACTCGCCAAGCAATGCTTCACCATCTGAAGTAAATGTCGTACTCATGCAATAAATCGCTGAGTCGTCACCCTTGAAGATGGATAATGCATGCCCATGGAAGTCAAAAACTGCGTTCATTAATGCAGCATTACACAGTGTGTTCTCGACAATGGTGAAGGGGTTCCCTGAGAATTGTTTGCTCGTGCCATCTAGTGTACATTTACCAGCTTTTGACGCGATAACGGCGTGCCAGCTTGACCTGAATGCTTTAAACCATTCAAGTATGTATTCACCTATGATGTGGCCACCAAGCATACGTACCAATTCAGTTGAGAAACCTGCCATGGCATCATTAAATGATGCATCCCATTCAGATACATCACATAAGAACCATTTTTCACCTTTGCGCGCACGTTCAGCCATAAGTGCTGCTATTTCATCTGACAATTGTTCATCAGAACCGTGCGTGGCGAAGATAATGTTACGGTTTCTTGCTTTAGCAATGGCGCGTACCTTCTCGAGGAGACATCTTGCATATGCAGAAAAAAGCATGTTAACACGCTTTGATAGAGACATCACGCCTTGACCGACCTTATCTTCACCATCCCAATCGTCTTTTTCAGAATATTTTGATTGTTTCTTGTTGACGAATTTGAGAATCTCATCATACTGATTAAACTCTTTTTCAATATCCAACATTGCGCCAGGGTTAGCTTTACATTTTTCGTTGAAGCTAATTAAATAGTCGCGATAACATTTGCGCAACTCATCTTCTGATGCTTTTAAATCATATTTGAGCTTGCGCAGACTATTTACATCGCCATATAGCGCTTTACAAAAACCTCGCATTAGTAATTTTGTTGTTACCTTCAATTTCTTACCACGTAGCATGGGTGTTCTTTTCGTATAACGTGTCCACAAAGTGCGCACTGTTTCGCGCGAGTCACTGCTCACTTGATTCTTAACGAATGGTATGTCAGGGAAAAGTTGGCAACCAGTAAATGTTTTATGTGTTTCCTGAATCATCAACGGATCAACTTTTGAGTAACCGGTGATTACATCAGGTAACCTCGATGGAGATAAAAACATATGTGATGCGGTTGCTTCGTTAACTTGTGTTCGAACTTCGGAAGCGATCACTGCAGCGGCGTACATTGGACAATTGTCTTTTGCAATAGCAGGTGCAGGTTCAGCCTTAACGAAGTCACGAGCAATATTTTCAAATGAATTTTCAGTTGGGACTTGATCGGTAACAACATCTAAATTTGAATAGAAAGAATAAGTTGGGATCTTAGTACCATGTATGTTAAAATATGCTTCTAAGATTTGTGTGTTACCGTACAATATTATACTATGTGTGCCACGGGTCATAGCTGTATAGACCCATTGAGTTCGACTTGTTAATGATGAATGGATTGCTTTATCGTCGATATAAAAGACGACATCACGATCACGCGAGCCTTGGTAAGTGGTTATGGTAGACGCACGATAACCATCCTTCTGCAATTGTTTCTGGGTTGAATCATTAAAACAGATGAATTGCAAGCCTTTGAGCTTATCAATTGCATCTGTCCATTTGAAAAGACCCTGTTGCACTTCAGATGTTGAGTGAATTGCGTAACCAAGTTTATTGCGTATTAACGCTGCAATATCTTGTGGTACAGCATATACATCAGTAAGGTTGTTATCAATACCAAGATCAGCGAAAGTTGTATATTTCACGCGTGTGTTGAAAGCAATTGCAGGTGTTTGATATACATCGCCTGCTACGATGATACGGACCCCTGGAAAACGAATGGCAATGAGAGCGAGATATTCAGCAAAGAAACACGAGAATTCATCAATGACAACGCATTTATATTTATTGCGGGTGTCAAATATGTTGTGTTGCGTGTAACTCACTGCGCCTTTTTCAACGTGTGTTTCCATAAGCTTGCGCGTTGGAGCGACGAAAACCCAGTCGTTGTTGTACTCATCATTCATCATTTCGATGAGTTTGGTTGTTTTACCAGCACTAGCGTAGCCTGCACAATACTCAAAGTTAATACGAGCTGGGAGGCCGGCGCCGCGAAATTCTTGCAAATTATGTGTACCGATTTTCTCAAAGTAATAGTCGATATATGAAATAAGTTTCTTCTTATCGACTTCGAAAACGGCGGTGCATAAGAATTCGTTCAAGGGATTATGAACATCGCGAAGTGCGAGATCTGGGTTAATAGATGCGCGATAACCGCGCATAATGGTATAACGCTCAACTGATCCATGCTTCTTGTTGTCGGGGTCTTGCCAAACTTCAGTTTCGTCGAACATAATGGCAAGTTTAGAGATAGAGAGAAGGGGGGAGAAGTGTTTAACAACTAGTGTGCATCCAGGTTTAAGGACTTGTTTTACGCCATTCATCATGTTATTAACGATGATTTCAGAACAAGTTGGCGCAGCAGCATCGCAAATAACGACATCATAGTCGCCTAAGCCATGCGCGCGCGTGTACAAATGTTCATAATTTTTGTATGGCAGTATCTTGAATGAACGAGTAACTGCAGTGGCGTTAACATAAGATGCATCTAAATGACATTTAACTTTTGTTGTTTGGATACCCTTCATATCCACGGGGATACCAGGTGAATAATGCGCTGCAACCAAATTACATTCAGTTTGATCGAGCAACATGCGCATTAATGAACCGGGAGCACAACTTAGTTCTAAAACAGTGTGCTTATCAATCCCAAGTTTCCGAATTAATTCGGTGAATTTATCCTTGGTGCCACCAGATGGTAGCGCAGAGTAATGATCTTTTCCATTGTAGTATATTTTATGGGTACCATTTGCGGAATTAAACCCGTATGTTTTTGGACTCATTTTGTACCCAGTGGTGCCGTTAACTTCAATATTGCATGCATACGCAACGACAAGGGCGAGAACGACGAACTGTGCGTCCATATCCTGCCAGGTGCCGTGAACAATATAATTTTGAATGCATTCTAATTTGATGTCGGCGCCCAAGTTATACATATTACAAAGCGCAAGGTAGACACGTCTTATAACTGTTGACTGGCGTGGTTTATTGTTATGTGGTAAACAATGCCATAAAGCAGACATGATGCAATGACCAGGTATAAAGGTGCGCGGTATAACTATAGTGTTAAATTTGTAATTATTCGCACGCTCGGGACATTGCATTTCAGGAAGATATTGCACACAACGTAGTAGTATGTAATCACGTTCCACGTCAAGATCGAGGTCAGTATAGATATTCGGTGGGCCATTTTGAACCATGCTCGTGAGATCACGGGCGTCATCAACACTTGAATCGCTGTCAATAGTTTGTATATCAACTTGATCAGCATTGATTGAAAAGGTGGTGTTGATAACCGAGCGCTTATAAGCAGCATCGATGGTTGATGTATTAATGGTGCTATCTACTGTTTTAACTGATGGCACATCAATGTCGCGTGCGTAAATTGCGTCATTTAGGCCAAGAGTATCATCGATGTCGGTAAGGAGTTCGTCTACGTCGTCAATGGAATTATTTTCGGTGTTAGCGGTATATCCGTCGCTATCGCGGTCGAAAGGACCAATTGTGATAACATTTATAGAGTCTGTATCATTCTCTTTACGGTATGCATCATATGGTATGTTGATGTCATCTCTTGCAAGAACATCACGATATTTTGGGATCTTGCGGGGCACTAATAATCTTGTTTTATTTAATGCAGGTGGCGCGATATAAGAACGCGGCTGATAATCATCGTAACAAACATTCATGCGGTTATAAGGCAAACAACGCCGCTTCCAAATAAAATCGAATGCGAGTTTACGCATATCATTACGCCGCGCCATTTCAGTTTCCCACTTAAATTTAAGTTTTGTGGGTGGTATATAAAATACTGATGGTGCGGGAGGTATTGGTAAGGGCGCTAATGGTGTCACGGTTGGTGGAGATGGCTCATCTGATGTACCGTTAAATTGTTTATGCTGTGTGTAATCTTGCGGATAAAGCACGTTCATGTGCCACAGGCGTTTTGTATTTTCATCTGAATCAAATCGTTTCTCGGCGAATGTTGGTAGACAATTAACGAATTTGAAGAAAGTACTTCTAATTTCGTAAAATAAACCGTCATTTTTACGCCATGATTTCAGATGTTCGAAGGCTTTACTTATGGTTGTAGTGCGTTCGGCGCGGTTGATTGCGCCGAGTATAAATAAACTTATGGTGACGGCGTGAAATTCACGTGGTGATACATTCCAACGATCTGCGTACGTTACGTTACCGATTTTAAGGGAACGCAACATGCCGCCACCAACAACCGCAAGCTCAGTGTAGTTATAGCCTTCGTCATTAACTCGCGCTGTATATGTCATCAAATAGGTTGCCACATGGGAAGGGACAAGGTAATGATGTAACGCGCGCTGCTCAACTGCAAAATGTTTTTCCGCACATTCTAACATGCACGGTACAAAAACGTAATCGCCAACCAATTTTGTTAAGGGGAAGTTTATGAATAAACTACCTTGCATTGGTCGTGTCTTTGTGAAATGCAGGAGCGCTAATGGGCCATGTGTGCGCATATACTCCATGGTGATAGTAAAATTAGGAGTTTGATATACACTTGTTGTGCATAAATTGTGCCAGTTCTTCTTATCATGCACGTAGGGTGTGGAAAAATCTCCCATAGTAAATCTGATTTTATCGCCAACTTGGGTAATGGAGAAGACCTTCTCGTCAAAACCAACAAGTTTGGGGTCAAAGAATGATGCAGGAGTGTAAATCCAAACAAACATTTGCTCAAGACTATGGTTATTGAAGATATCAATGATATCTTGAGATGATAAATCATAAGCAGAATGAACTGCGAATAAGATATCAGCCTGATAGGAGCACTTTTGACAACCAGAGTGGCAGGTAAGGCATCTGTCGGTTTTACCGACGGAATAATCCTTAAGTGCCTTCGAACTCGGGGATTTGGAGTTCGATGTCATAACGATTCGTGAAAGTTCACGGTTGGTATCCAACAGTAAACAGTTGTGGGATGAGGCGGTGATTTTGGTGTTAACAGAATCTCCCATCGTCATGACGGTGTAACCTTGATCTACAAATTCCTCAGCGAGATCCCGTGATATTTCATTTGCGAAGCTATTAAGCACTGCAAGAACAGGATGCGAGGAAAATCTCAACGCGCCGGTTACAGCCTGATGGACTATGCGCGGAGATAAATACGTTTGTAGTTGTTTCGTCTGTGCGTCATCCACTAAGTAACGATGCACAAACGCGTGGTTTAGGTTGTTTTCATATATGCGTACGACTAAGTTCGACAGCAGTTCTCGCACTGCGGTCTTACCTTCATCGGCGCAATCTGTATATGAAACGGTGAGCATTTTAAAATACTGTGAGTAAACCTTTGGAAAGCAAAAACTGACAAGTTCGTTACGTGTGGCGGAC